AGTTACTGTTCAACCAAACCCAACAAGTGCTGATAAAGATGATACATACACATACACAACAACTCTTGAATTTTTTGATGATGGATTAAATTATGATGAGGCAACTGGTGAAGATAAGTAATGAGCAAGATAGATGATAAGTTAAATGAAGTTTTAGATATTGCTAATGATGTTACTGTGGAAGAAGTAAAAAAAACTTTACCAATCACAGCACCAGAAGATAAAGATCCAGATGTAGATTTTGAAACTGGTCGTAAAAATCTTTATAATCTAATTGATAAAGGTAATGAAGCAATTGATGGTATATTAGAGTTAGCAAAAGAGGGCGAACATCCTCGTGCTTACGAAGTTGCTGGACAACTGATTAAAACAGTAAGTGAGGTATCACAAAATCTTTTAGACTTGCAAGATAAGTTAAAAAAAGTAAAAGAAGTGCCAAACAATGCACCTAAAAATGTAACAAATGCTTTGTTTGTAGGATCAACAACTGAGCTGCATAAAATGTTGAAGGAGAAAAAATAGTGCAATTTTTTAGAAAAGGACTTGAAGAAGTTATCACTTTACCTGCACCACATATACCAAATGAGGTAGAAGTCAAACAGGTTGCAGAAATAGTGGCAACTAGAACTGAAAAAGATGTGCAATCAGTTATGGATCACGATAGAGTTCCTTTCTATGCGATTCAAAAAGTTTGTGATAAACATGGATTAAAATTTCATCCTGAAGAATTTAAGGATATAATATATCAACAAACACCTATAATAAATCACTTTAAAAAATTTTTTAATAGAGCAAGACCTGTTGAAGTTATGCCTAGTTTAAATACGTTACCTAGTGAAACAAATAAAACTAGAGCATATCCTAGTGGGCATGCCTGTCAATCAACTGTGGTTGCAAGATATGTTGCTGGTAAAGTACCAGAACTAGAAAGAGAGTTGATGGCAGCAGCAAGAGAATGTGGTTATGGTAGAGTTCTCGCAGGTTTTCATTATGTATCAGATTATGAGATCGGTAATTTACTTGGTGAAAAACTTTATATTTTTATGAACAAAGCAGATTACGGTCAAGAAACAAGAGATGAATAAACAAGATCAGTATTTAGGAAATCCAAATTTAAAAAAAGGCCACACTAAATCAAGGTTTACAAAAGAACAAATACAAGAAGTTTTAAAATGTTTAGATGATCCTAAATATTTTATATCTACCTACTTGAAAATTGTTACGATTGATAAAGGTCTAGTGCCTTTTGAGATGTATGATTTTCAAAAGAATATGGTTGATACATTCCATGAGAATAGGTTTACAATATGTAAGTTGCCTAGACAAAGTGGTAAATCAACTATCATAGTATCATACCTCTTACATTATGTTTTATTTAATGACAATGTTAATGTTGCAATACTAGCAAATAAATCTTCAACTGCAAGAGATTTGTTAGGGCGATTGCAACTGGCTTACGAACATTTACCCAAATGGATGCAACAAGGCGTTCTCAACTGGAACAAAGGTTCACTTGAATTAGAAAACGGAAGTAGAATTGTAGCGGCAAGTACTTCTTCTAGTGCTGTTCGAGGAAGTACCTTTAATATAATATTCTTAGATGAGTTTGCTTATGTACCGAATAATATTGCCGAAGAATTTTTTAGTTCAGTTTATCCTACAATATCATCTGGTAAATCATCAAAGGTGATGATAGTATCTACACCTCATGGTATGAATATGTTTTACAAGATGTGGGTAGACGCAACAAACCAAAACAATAACTTTGTTCCTGTCGAAGTACATTGGAGTGAAGTACCAGGTCGTGATGAGAAGTGGAAAGAAGAAACAATAAAGAATACAAGTGAAGCACAATTTCAGACTGAGTTTGAATGTGAGTTTCTAGGTAGTATTGATACACTTATCAACGCAAGTAAATTAAAAACTATGCCTGTTGTTGAACCTAAACGAAGTGGTGGTTTAGATGTTTATGAAATGCCACAGAAAAATCATATTTACACAATGACAGTTGATGTATCAAGAGGATTAACAAGTGATTACTCAGCCTTTTGTGTAATAGATTGTACAAGTGTACCATATAAAGTAGTTGCAAAGTATAGAGATAATGAAGTTAAACCTCTTCTTTTTCCTAGTATTATAGAAAAAGTTGCAAAACATTATAATAAAGCATTTATTTTAGTAGAGATAAACGATTTAGGACAACAAGTAGCAGATAACTTACAGTTTGAATTAGAGTATGATAACATGATGATGGTTACACAAAGAGGTCGTTCTGGACAAGTATTGGGCGGAGGATTTAGTGGTCGTGGCAATCAACTAGGTTTAAGAATGACTAAAGGTACAAAAAAGATAGGAACTTCTAATCTCAAAAGTTTAATCGAGGGAGACAAATTACTCGTCTCAGATTTTGATATTATCTCAGAATTATCGACTTTTATATCTAAAGGAAAATCTTTTGAGGCAGAAACTGGCGCAACAGATGATTTAGTAATGTGTTTAGTGATATTTTCGTGGTTAGCAAATCAACGATATTTTAAAGAACTTACAAATGTAGATGTGAGAGGTCAAATGTTTACTGAACAACAGAACGCCATTGAGGCAGATATGGCACCTTTTGGGTTTATAGATGACGGAGTAAACGACCCTAACGGTCAGGATGGTTACTTTGTTGACGCAGGAGAAGTTTGGCAACCCGTATCATATCGTAAAGGAGAATAGTGTAGTTTTGATATACTATAAATATACACAAAGGGTTATAACTAATAAACTTAATATTAAGGAGAACTAAAATATGGCTTTTCAAGTATCACCGGGAGTTCTCGTTACTGAAAAGGACCTTACTAATGTAATACCAGCTGCTTCAACATCATCTGGTGCAATAGTAATGACAGCAGAAAAAGGACCCATGGATGAGATAACAACAATTTCGTCTGAGGTTGAGTTAGTTGATGTATTTGGGAAACCTAATTCATCTAACTTTGAAGAGTTCTTTTGTGCTGCTAACTTTTTAGGTTACGGAAACAATCTAAAGGTAGTGAGACCAATAACAGGTATGGTAAATGCTTGTGTATCTGGTACCCCTATCTTAATAAAAAATACTACTGATTACCTGGACAATTATTCAAGTGAAGCTAGTTTTGCTGCTACCGTAGGGGCATATGCCGCTAGAGAAGCAGGGACTCTAGGAAACTCACTTAAAATTTCTGTCTGTACAAATTCAACTGCTTTTGGACCACACTCTAATAGTGGTACTCTAACAAATGATTCTTCTGCTGCTATCGGAGATACAACTATCACAATGGATGATGGTTCTCTATTTCAAGTGGGCGACATACTAGAGTTTGGAGATGCATCTAATGTACCTTCAACTGATGGTGCACCTTCAGGATTTTTCTATAAAATTACAGCAATCAGTACACACGTTCTAACAATCGCAAGATTTAATCCTGCAACTGGTAAAACAGAGACAGGCGGTCTAAGACATGCTATCGTAGATAACGCTAAAGTTCTAAGACATTGGGAATATTATTTCAACTTTGACGGCCCACCAACTTCAACAGAAGATGTTGTTGCTGCTGGCGGTTCAAATGATGAAATGCATATCGTAGTGTTAGATGAAGATGGCGGAATTACAGGAGAAGCAGGACAAATCTTAGAAACTTTTGCTGGTGTTTCACAGGCAGGAGATGCTAAAGATGATTCAGGTAACTCAAACTTCTATCCTGATGTAATATACAGGTCAAGTAAATTTGTATATGTAATGGACCATGAAACAACACTCGCAAATGCAGGTAGTGCTAAGAAAAGTCAGACTTTCGATAACACTCAAGGCGATGCGTTTGCTGTTAAGACTTATTCATTGGCATCTGGAACAGACGATTATGCTGCTACAAATGCTGAAGTTGCAACTGCATACGAAAAATTTAATGACATAGAAAACGTAGATGTATCTTTACTACTTTGCGGCCCTTCACAGACAACTGCTGACGCTACTGGCGACACAAAGGCAACTGCTGTTATGGATATCGCAACTGCAAGAAAAGATTGTGTGGCATTTATTTCACCTGCGAGAGCAGATGTTGTAGGTGTTGCAAACGCTGTTACACAAACACAAAATGTCGTGGCATTTGCTGATGGTTTACCATCATCAAGTTACGCTGTTATTGATAGTGGATACAAATATATGTATGACAAATACTCTGATATATTCAGATTTGTACCATTAAATGGTGACATCGCTGGACTTTGTGCAAGAACAGATAACATCGCTGATCCTTTCTTCTCACCCGCTGGATTTAACAGAGGGCAGATTAGAGGTGCAGTAAAACTTGCTTTCAATCCAAATCAAACACAAAGAGATGAATTGTATAAAGCAAGAGTTAATCCTGTAACAGCATTTCCTGGTCAAGGAACTGTATTGTTTGGTGATAAAACTGCTCAATCAAAACCAAGTGCATTTGATAGAATCAACGTAAGAAGATTGTTTATCACTTTAGAGAAAGCAATTTCTACAGCTGCTAAATTCCAACTCTTTGAGTTCAATGATGAATTTACAAGAGCACAATTTAGAAATCTAGTAGAACCTTTCCTAAGAGATGTACAAGGTAGACGAGGTATTACAGACTTTACTGTTGTTTGTGATGATTCAAATAACACAGCAGATGTAATAGATAGAAACGAATTTAGGGCTGACATTTTTGTTAAACCTGCTCGTTCTATTAACTTCA